CTAAATTTAATAAGGTTTCCCCTATTTGAGGCTCGACAGCGCCCCCAAAAGCCCCCCCAGGTCAGCACCAAGGGCTTGTGACGCTTCGCTAAACTCTGTTTAGCCAAAACCAACCCGCTACCTTTATCCAATAACCCTATAGATGGGTTGACAACGTCCCAACCCAATGGAGTAAAGAAACAAAGAAAGTTAAGTAGTCGGAGGACTTGAACCCCCATGGAACCCGATTCAACTATACAAAAGCAGAGATGGCATTCAAAGCAGAGGCTACCTCTCCAACGCTGTTGGCGACCCGACATGCAGTGCCCCAGGCCTTCTCCATTGACGCAACAAAGCCTTCCTCCGCAACACCACCATCATCAATGATCCGGCTATCAGGTGCATCTGCAACCATAGTCTCAGTGGCAGCCATAACCTGTGGTCTAGATGGTTCAGGCTTGAGATCAGCCGGATTAGTAGACCCGGCATGAGCAGCAGGCATAAACTCATAATTGATACAAACCTCAATATCTAGAACACTAGTGGCAGCTGCACAACCAGAAACTAATACTGCAATAAAGGGGATGCCCAAACTAGCTCCAGTATCAATATACGATGCAGCGGTAGCTGGGAGAGGCACTGTTTGACCATGGAAATGAGGGGTATTCATTGAACGATAGTCATAGGCATTAGGTGACGATGGTTTGAACACTGACACTACCTCATCGACGGTTAGGGAGGAAATTGGGACTCGCACCATATTCTTCTGGTGAAATACATCAGCAAAAGATATGGGGAATGAAGCATCAAACCCATTTCCAGCACCAGCACCAGTGACAGCACCTCTATAAGGATCAAAGAGGAATTGACTCACTGTAACCATACCAGCGGTAGTTGATCCATTGGGACAACAAATCTTGATCCCACCATTCACCATACGCCATGCAGCATAACCATTTACCAATGATGTCATGAGGGTCGACAAAGAAGCAGTACCAGCGATAGAATCAACGGTAGTGCCACCAATACCTCTTAAAGTAGTAGAATGCGACGCAGTAACCCAAGACCAAGTGGTGCCCGCAGTAACATAGGCTTGGACAGACAACATATATGGATCGGGGGACAAAATCATACACCCAATACCATAAGCAGAATCTGATGACAAAGTGAAAACATCCTTATAATTATACCGGATACAATCAGAAATGTCAGGGTCAGGGATTCCAGTCATCTGAGCATTTAAGCTAAAGGGATCCATCAACCCAATCGGATAATTTGGGAGATTTAATCCTCCATTAGCAACCAAGTACTTACCAGTTCTCCTCTTTGATCTAGGGACACGCCTCTTCAACAACTTTTGAGAATTGGACGAAGCAGAAACCACTGACTTTGGGGGTGCAAAAGGCACTCCCTGAGGAAAGTTTGTGGCCTTAGTCTTGTTTGACCTTCTCTTGCGTTTCGTACTTTTAACTAACACAACTTTGTTTCGTTTGTTTGTCATTATAAATATATGTAAGGACCAATAGTCCACCAACGGGGATCTGGTCTAGAAAAGGTCGGTGGCCGTATCTGTTGCTCTAATACGATTTGCTCATCTGGGGTAATACCAAAGCCAAAGTAAAATGAAACCCTTACAGAATCAAGAACTTCCATTCCTCGACGATTCATACCTTGACCATACATGAGCAGACCTCTAGGCAATGTTGGATGTTCTAGAGGGTTATCACATAATATGAGAGATTCATAGAACCTCCCATAAATTGGAAAACCCCCCATCCAAGCTGATCCAGCCATCCCAACCGCAGCGCTCCAACGGGCAAACGTCTTGGGATCACGTAAAGGCAACAGCGAAACCACATCTTTGGACCAAGCCATTGGGAATTTACGCACCATAGAATAATCTGAACCGTCAAAGATAGGTTGCATTTGACAAAACTCTATCTTTTCAAGAACGTAGACAGGCTCCTCTGGCACGATATTAAAACCCAACTGCATAAAGAAGGGTTGCAGACCGTTCATAAAGAATTGAAGGTGCTTCGATTCCATTACAACTACGGAATCATCGCCCATATCAATAACCTTCACATGTATCTCAGGTCGTATCTGCTTCAATAAATCGATATATGTCCATAATAGACCAGACATAACAAGACAACCGGTGATTGACGTATCCATATCACCAGAAGTAAGTCCATAATCAAATTGGAACTTCAGCTTCCCATTTTTACAATAGCCTCTTCCATGAGTAACAAACTTCATATTATACCTTCGCCAAAAGGCCCGGCGATCTTGTTTAGGTATGAAGTTGGAGATGATCTCTCCACACAACCTCATGGCAGCAGGGTGGACATGCTGATCAAAACGGGAGGCATCCATCCCAATAGCTACAGGCTTATCGAAATATGCCCACTTTTGCGCTATAATTTGTCCCATCTGTCGTGCATTGTATCCCTTCATGACAGTGGGCTCCCCATATAAGCGGTCTATCGCTTGATAAACAAACTTCTCTATAGGCTTAATGAACCGACCATATTCTACGTGGAACCTAGGGTCACGCGGTTGAATGACTCTAGGCACAGGGTCCTTCTTCCTGTAGAGGGGTATTTTCTCCGCTTTCACAAAGACCTTGACGATTGAATCTTCCACCTTCAATGGTTCAACAAGGAGTTTATTGAGGGAATTCTGATACACAGTACGTCTTCGACCCTTATACGTGTCAACAAACTGCTGACATGAAAAGGGTGGAACCTGCGTGCTATGCTTCAGGATTCCCTCTTTAAATCTCCTCATCAAATGACGGAAGACTTC